GCATTTTGCACCCCCTTGAAACGCAAAGATAATAACAACCGTTCTTTCCATATTCGCCCTTACATTTCTTAAATCCAAATTTTTCAAATTCTTTGGCTTTAACTTTCGGAATTAGCATTGTTTTCACCCGCTTTCAGCAAATCCATAAATTTCTCATACTGCTTCTGTGACACCTTGTTATATCTCTTATCCTCTCTGATTTCGATTTTAAGGTGTTTTTCTGCAATGTGTGACAGTTCCTTTGCAAGATTCTTTCTGCCCTGCTGTATGCCGTCACGGTAGCCTTTAGACGGCTTGTAATCATCAATCTGTGCTTTTCCCTCTCCTTGTGAACCACTTGTTTTGTTCCTTAACTGGTATCCTTTGTCGGCATAAGCCTTAATGTAATGCTGTTCCTGTTTATCCAGTTCCGACTTAGGAAAATGCAG